ATTCGACTTGGTGTAAAGACTACTGGTTGCAGTGGTCTAGCATATACTATGGAATATGTTGACAAGTATGATGCTGAAGTTGGTGTAACTAATTACGCTCAAAATGATTTCGCAGTTCTTGTTGATGCAAAGAGTGTTACATATCTAAATGGGTTGACGATGGATTGGGTTCGTAATGGGCTCAATGAAGGATTTGATTTTAAAAACCCGAATGAACGAGACCGATGTGGTTGTGGAGAAAGTTTCAGAGTATGATAACAATAACAGAATCAGCAAAGACAAAAATTTTAGACCTTTTCGCAGAAGAAGGTAATCCCGACTTATGTTTAAGAACATTCGTACAAGGTGGTGGTTGTAGCGGAATGAGTTATGGGTTTACATTTGATGAAATAATGAACGAAGATGATTTTGAAATACCTCTCGAAAAAACTAAAATGTTAATAGATAGCATGAGTATGCAATATTTAACAGGAGCAACTGTGGATTATAAAGAAGACATCCAAGGTTCACAATTTGTTATAACCAATCCAAATGCTCAATCAACCTGTGGTTGTGGTAGCAGTTTTACTGTTTAAGGAATATTATGGAACTGACAAAAGAACAACTAAAACAATTACTTCCAAAGAATCCATATATTGACCATTGGCATCATGCTTTGGCTATATTGTTACCAGATTATGAAATCAATACACCACAACGTATTGCTGCTTTCATGGCACAATGTGCTCACGAATCTGGTGGATTTACAGCACTCAAAGAAAATCTAAATTACAAACCAGCAACTCTACGTAAGCTGTTTGCCAAATATTTTCCAACTGATGCACTTGCCGAAGAGTATTGTGCCAAACCAAACAAACAGGAAGCGATTGCTAGTAGAATCTATGCCAGTCGTATGGGTAACGGAGATGAAGCGTCTGGTGATGGTTATAAGTATTGTGGTCGTGGTCTTATTCAGTTGACTGGTAAATCAAACTATATTGCATTTGCTGACTCATTAGAAATAACACCAGAAGAAGCATCACAGTACCTCGCTACATTTGAAGGCGCAGCACAATCTGCTTGCTGGTTCTGGGAATCAAACAAATTAAACCAGTGGGCTGACAAAGGTGACATCCTCACATTAACAAAACGAATCAATGGTGGTACCATTGGTTTAGAAGACCGAATCAAACATTATGAACATGCACTTCATGTTTTAGGAGTATAATAATGAAAAATCTATTACTTATTTTATTATTGATACCTTGTTTAACATTTGCACAAAAACAAAAAGAAGGTGTCACTTATGATGCAGTAATTACCCGTGTTATTGACGGTGATACTGTAGCATTTCAAGCACCATTTTTACCTGCGCCACTCAAACCAGAACTTTCAATCAGAGTATTTGGTGTTGATACACCAGAAAAAGGATTCAGAGCAGGTTGTCCAAGTGAAGATGCAAGAGGCCAAGCTGCTAGTGCTTTCACTAAAGCTCAAATCAATGCAGCAACTAAAAGACAAATTATCCTCATGGATTGGGATAAGTATGGTGGTCGTGTTTTGGGTGATGTAATATTAGATGGAAAAAGTCTCCGTATGATGTTGATACAACAAGGTTATGCTCGTGAGTATTATGGTGAAGCTAAAACTTCTTGGTGTAACTAAGGAATAAATATGAATGATAAAAAATTATTATACGTAGCACTTGGCATAATTCTTTTACCTTTATCATTGGCTTTTTTTGGTGGTGATAGATTTCGTTATCCTTGCCAAGACCCTGATAATTGGGACAAAGATATGTGTAAAATACCAAGATGTGATGTAACAAGAACATGTCCTGAACATATTTTTAAAGGTCAGAGAGACCCAAGACTCGGACCACCAAAACCTGAAAGTTCTGTTGCACCAGCACCAGCACAATGTACTACACCATCTCAAGGAGCGAATTGTGGAAAATAATAATTATATGTATACCGGCGAACAGTTAATGGATCGTCTGAAATTCTTCATCGGTATTTGCCTAGCATTAACATTGACAGGAATTGTCTTTGTTGTTCTCTATTCAATTATCTTTGTAACACAACCATTAAATGCTATTAGTCCTATCGATCAAAAATTCTTTGAATTAATTATTCCAATTGCAACATTCTTGACTGGTACTCTATCGGGCATTATGTTAGCTGGCAATGATAAAGATTTGAGAGCAAAAGCATTAGATGCAGCAAATAAACCACCAACAGTTTCACCAGCACCAAAAAGTGAACCAGCCTTATCATCAAACGTGTCAACAACACCTAGCTTTTCTCCGTCAGTATCAAGCGCAGCCAGTACAAGTTTTGCACCAGCACCAGTTACCGGTTTCGGTGGTAAATTAGCACCACCTCCAGCACCACAACCAGAACTTTAAGGAAATAAAATGTCAACAAATCAACAAATTACACAAGCCGTAGCAGAAGTCATTGAAGGTGAAATGACCGGTAAGAAATGGTATTACAGTAAAACTTTTTGGGCTAATATCATTGCAGGTGTAGCAGTAGTTGCACAAACCAGTTATGGTTTTGTATTACCACTAGAATATCAAATGTTAGCATTGAGTCTTGTTAACATGGGTCTCCGTAAAATATCTGCCGGCGCAATCACTTGGTAAGGATACAATATGAAAACTTTAAAACAATTATTTTGGGCAACATGTGTTGTTGCCGGCGTTTCTTTCCTTTCATGGAATACTCCAGCTTTGGCCGCAGCCGAAGAAAAACAAGTCTGCCACGATAGAGTGGGTAAAGATGGCAAACCTGTCGTTGGCAAAGATGGTAAAGTAGTACAAGATTGCAAAATAATCAAAGTACATAAAAAACTAGAAGGCACAGAAGTACCTGTGAAGAAATAATGGCAACAACAGTAGAACGTATCGGCATAGTTGAAACTAAGGTGGAAAACCTTAGTGAGAAAATGGATGACTTAAAAGTGGATGTTAGAGACATGCACGATTGTTTGGATAAAACCAGAAATAGTCTAGTTGAAAAACTAGATGAAATGTATAGTGCATCTTGTGAACAACATGCCGAACTAGCAAAGAAGATTAGTAACCTAGAACAAATCCGACAAAAGATGGTGTGGATGGTTGCCGGTGGTGTTGCATTTGCCGGAATACTTTCTGGTCACATGGATAAAGTACTCGCCTTTTTGCATTAATTGTTGTATAATCTAGTTTCTTGTAAACTTTACAACAATTTGTTATGTCCGTTTTTATTGATAGAACCTTTTTGCTGAGGGTATCCCCGAAGCTTCAAAAATTCACACAGAAGAAAGAGAACCTGTATAACTTCAGGTGCCCTCTCTGTGGCGATTCATCAAAGAATAAATCCAAGACCCGTGGATATATTTACGAAAAAAAGAACAATTACTTTTACATGTGTCACAACTGTAATGCATCAACATCTTTTTATAACTTTTTAGATAAAGTTGACCCCACGCTTTGTAAGGAGTATTCACTTGAACGGTATAAAAACGGTAATGCTACCAATTCGCCGGCACCGAACTTTGAGAACTTTAAGGCACCAGCACCCAAGTTTAAGAAGTCGCTTACGATTCCTTCAATTGAATCGTTACCAGATGGCCATTTTGCTAAGACATACGTGGAAGCAAGACAAATACCACAGGCCTTTTATTCAGAACTATATTACACAGAAGATTTTAAGAAGTTCGTGGAAAGCCTCAATCTTGAGAAGGACACCCTCAAAGAGAACGACCCACGCCTGGTAATACCATTCTATGATGAAGATAAGAATCTGATAGCATTTCAAGGTCGTGCATTAGGTGAATCTAAGTTAAGATACATCACCATAAAGATGAATGATGATAATCACAAGGTCTTTGGTCTTGATAGGATCGACAAGGATAAGACTATCTATGTAGTAGAAGGTCCTATTGACTCTATGTTCTTGGAGAACGCCATATCGACTGCCGATGCAAATTTGATGTCGGCATCTAAATTGTTTGATAGAACTAAAATAGTTTTGGTTTATGATAATGAGCCTCGGAATAAAGAACTACATAAGCAGATGGAGAAGGCTATTGATGAACATTATGCTGTTGTTATTTGGCCAGAATTGATTATAGAAAAGGATGTGAATGAGATGGTTTTGAATGGTGGTTTCTCACCTGACGAAATACAAGATTTTATAAGTAAAAGTACCTTTGTGAATCTTAGAGCAAAGATGGAATTTATTAATTGGAAAAAAAGATAATAAGGAATAAATGGAAATATGAATGAATATCTAGGTATAAAGATAGATTTAGAAAGAGACAAATTATTCGATGAACTCGGAATCAAAAGACTACAAGAATCGTATATGCGAGAAGATGAAATTTCTCCGCAACACAGATTTGCCTTTGTATCAAAAACGTTTTCAACAAACGATGAACATGCTCAAAGACTGTATGAATACTCATCACAACATTGGCTCTCCTACTCAACACCAATCTTATCGTTTGGTCGCTCTAAGAGAGGAATGCCTATTAGCTGTTTTCTTAACTTCATTGAAGACACAGCGGAGGGACTAGTTGACAACCTTTCGGAAACTAATTGGCTCAGTATGCTCGGCGGTGGTGTGGGTATTGGTTTTGGTATTAGGTCTGCTGATGATAAATCTACTGGTGTTATGCCGCATCTTAAAATTTATGATGCAAGTTCTTTGGCTTATCGTCAAGGTCGTACTCGCCGTGGTTCTTACGCCGCTTATCTTGATATATCTCATCCTGATATAATTTCATTTCTAGAAATGCGGAAACCAACAGGTGACCAAAATCAACGGTGTTTAAATTTACATCACGGTATTAATATTACAGATGACTTCATGGAAATCATTGAGAAGTGTATGTTGGATTCTGATTATGATGATAAGTGGGAATTAAAAGATCCACATTCTGGTGAAATCCGTGAAACTGTATCAGCCAAACATTTGTGGCAACAAATTATTGAATATCGTATGCACACAGGTGAACCATACATTCATTACATTGATACAAGTAATAGAATGATGCCACAATTTCTAAAAGACAAAGGTTTGAAGATACATCAATCGAATCTATGTTCTGAAATTATTTTACCAACTAATGAAGAAAGAACTGCGGTATGTTGTTTATCATCTTTAAATTTAGAATACTATGATGAGTGGAAAGACCATCCTACTTTCCTTCGTGATATTGCTGAAATGCTTGACAATGTTCTTCAGTATTTTATTGATAATGCGCCTTCCGCCATTGAACGTGCAAGGTATAGTGCCAGTCGTGAGCGCAGTATCGGCATCGGTGCTTTAGGTTTTCATGCTTACCTTCAACGAAAAGGTATTGCGTTTGAAGGAGTTATGGCAAAAGTCACCAATAATCGTATTTTCAAACATATAAGGGAGAGTTTAAATGTGGCAAATGTTGGATTGGGTACCGAGCGTGGGGAAGCTCCGGATGCTAGTGGCACTGGCCAACGTTTTAGTCATCTTATGGCTATCGCTCCAAATGCTTCTTCGTCTATCATCATGGGAAATACTTCTCCTAGTGTCGAACCTTATCGTGCTAACGCATATCGTCAGGACACTTTATCGGGAGCATTTCTAAACAAGAACAAATGGTTAGATAAAGTTATTATGAAGCATTTAGATCCTGAAGGTGGTACAGTATTGACACCAAAAGGTGAAGAATTGTATGCAGAAATATGGTCATCTATTATTGCTAATGATGGTTCAGTTCAACACTTAGATATTTTAACTGATGATGAAAAGGCAGTATTCAAAACATCCATGGAAATTGACCAACGATGGGTAATTGAATTGGCATCTGACCGTCAAGCATATATTGACCAAGCACAGTCATTGAATTTATTCTTTAGACCGGATGCACATATTAAATATCTTCACGCCATACATTTTATGGCATGGAAGAAAGGCCTTAAAACTCTATACTACTGCCGTTCCGAAAAGATTGGTAAAGCAGATAAAGTTTCTAAGAAAATCGAAAGACAGGTTATCAAAGAGCTTGATATGACACAAATTGCTCAAGGTAACGATTGCATTGCATGTGAGGGATAAAATGAAAAGAATATTAAGATTTACAGCATCATGGTGTGGACCATGTAAAACATTGGCAGAGAACTTAGAAAGAGCACAAGTTAAAATGCCAATTGAAGTTATTGATATTGATGTACACGAAGATATTGCGAATCAGTATGGAATTCGTTCTGTACCATGTTTGGTGATGTTGGATGGAAATATTGAAATGAAACGAATGATTGGTTCTAAACCAGCAGGTCAATTAAGAGAGTGGGCATCATGATTAAAAAAGCAGTAGCACAAAAGTTAAATGAACAACGAAACTATTTCAAACCGTTTAATTATCCTTGGGCTTATGATGCGTGGTTGAAACACGAACAGTCCCATTGGCTTCATACTGAAGTTCCAATGGCCGAAGATGTTAAAGATTGGAAAAAGAAACTATCAAATGAAGAAAAACAATTTCTCACCCATATATTTCGCTTCTTTACTCAAGGAGATATTGATGTTGCGGGTGGCTATGTTAACAATTATCTACCTTACTTTCCGCAGCCGGAAGTAAGAATGATGCTCATGGGCTTTGCTGCTCGTGAAGCCTTACACATTGCTGCATATTCACATTTAATTGAAACTCTTGGTCTACCAGAAGCTACATATAATGAATTCTTTGAATATCAAGAAATGAAAGATAAGCATGATTATGTTTTAGATTTATCTGCTCAAAATACTACTAAAGAAAATACTGCAACACACATTGCCGTGTTCTCTGCATTTACTGAAGGCATGCAGTTATTTTCCTCTTTCATTATGTTGTTGAATTTTCCACGACAGGGTAAGATGAAAGGTATGGGACAGATTGTAACTTGGTCTATTGTTGATGAAACTCAACATGCAGAATCTATGATTAAGTTATTCCGCACATATATAGAAGAAAATAAAGAGATTTGGAATGATGAACTCAAAGGACGTATTTACTCTATTGCAGAGAAAATGGTTGAACTGGAAGATAAGTTTATTGACCTCGCCTTTTCTATGGGCGCTATGGACGGTCTATCTAGTGAAGATGTCAAAAAGTATATCCGTTATATTGCTGACAGGCGTCTTATATCTCTTGGTCTTAAAGGCATTTTTAAAGTAAAAAAGAATCCACTACCATGGGTAGAGGAAATGATTAACGCTCCAACACACACTAACTTTTTTGAGAATAGAGCAACTGATTATGCAAAAGGTGCTCACTCAGGGGATTGGGGTGATGTGTGGGCTCACTAAGGAAAAACAATGAGTACAAAAGATGTAACAGGAGAATGTTCTAGTTGTGAATCAACTTATGACATACAATATATGGAAGAACTAACATCCGAAGAATACCCACAATTTTGTCCATTTTGTGGTGAAGCCATAGACGAATTAACCGAGTCAGACTATATAGAGGATGAAGATGACTTGGATAAAGAGGAATGGGACAACTAAACTGGATTTATAAAGAACTGGATTTTACTGAAGATATGATTGGTGAAGATTATGGATTCGTCTATATTATTACTAATGAAGTAACTGGTAAAAAGTATATTGGTAAGAAATTTTTCTATTCAGCTAAGACCAAACAGGTCAAAGGCAAGAAGAAAAAGATAAAAGTACCAAGTGATTGGCAAACTTACTACGGTTCCAATGAGGAATTAAAAAAAGATGTTATAATGCATGGCAAAGAGTCTTTTCGTAGAGAGATAGTTCACCTATGTAAATCCAAAGGTGTATGTGGATATCTCGAAGCAAAAGAACAGTTTGTCAATGGAGCACTTGAATCCGAGGATTATTACAATTCTTGGATTATGGTAAGAGTTAGAAAATCACATATTAAAGGTTTACAATGTTAGATGGTATGCAAGAGCTTGGAGAATTTGATGCTATATTCTTCATGCCAACAGAAAAGAATAATGTACACATACAATCGAATGTTTATAAAAACAAAGGTATGCCAATAGAAGGTAATATTGTTGGTGATAAATGGCATATTATATTATTTCAAGAAGATGATGAAGAAAATGATGAGAAATTAGTTATCAAAAATTTTGATACATTTGAAGCCATATTTTCGGATCCTAGAGAATATATTTCCGATTTAATTAAAGGTGGTTGGTATGGTATCATTTCCCGTAAAACTACCACTTCAGAAAATTTCTACCAAGATGCGCTTGCCAAATTTGAAGATATGTGATACAATATAGTTTTGAAACTTGAAAGTTTGTTATGATTCTCGTTGACTTGAACCAAGTCCTACTTGCTGGCCTTATGGCACAAATATCTAATGGAAAAAAGTCCATGTATGGAAAAACATTCACATTAGATGAATCTCTCATTAGACATATGGTCCTAATGATACTCAAAACCCACCTAAAGACGTTCCGTAAAGACTATGGTGAAGTTGTACTCTGTTGTGACAACCGCAAGTATTGGCGCAAGGAGTTCTTTCCATTCTACAAGGCAAACCGTAAAAAGAACCGTGAAAAATCAGACCTCGATTGGCATATGATTTTTGACATGCTTGCCAAATTCAAACAAGAACTAAAAGAAAACTTTCCATATAAAGTAGTGGATGTTGAAGGTGCTGAAGCTGATGATATCATTGGTACACTTGTACCACGACATATCATGTCGGAGAATATTCTAATCATATCAAGTGACGGTGACTTTCCACAATTACAGATGTATAACGGTAGAAGTTCATTCACAGTTAAACAATATAATCCATCACAAAAGAAATTTATCGTATCAGTAAATCCATTGGAAGAACTAAAAGAGAAAGTTATCCGTGGAGATAAAGGTGATGGTATACCAAATGTATTATCTTCATCGGATTGTTTTGTCCGTGATATCAGACAAACACCAATCAGTAAAGGTAAACTAGATAAATTGATGGAAAAAGACTATGGTGAATGGGAAGATGAAAATGCAAGAATCGGATTCTCTCGTAACCAGACACTAATTGACCTCAGACATATACCAACTGATATCAAAGATAAAATCATAAATACTTATGAAGAAACAATACCTGTTAAAGGTAAAATTTTGGATTATTTTATTGCAAACAAGCTTAAGAGTTTAATAGAAGTAATTGAGGAATTCTAATGATGATAAAAACAATATATGAAGTATTTGATGAATTTGAATTAGCTAAAAATAAAAAAGAACGAATGGCGGTGATTGAAAAAAATCTATCACAACCACTTGTGAATGTTTTAAAATTAACTTACCATCCAGAGTATCAATGGAAGGTAAAAGAATTACCTGAAAATTATAAGATACCAACTGATATGTTACCAGGAATTACATATGATAGTTTAAATGCTCAAATGCGTAAATTATATATGTTTAGAGTTGGTGACCAAACAGCAGAAAATTTAACCGAAAGAAAAAGAACGGAACTATTAACACAAATGTTAGAATCTATCGAGCCTCGTGAAGCCGAAATAATTTTAGGTATTTTCCAAAAAGATTTGGGTGTTAAAGGCTTAGATTATAAATTTGTAAAAGAGGCATTTCCAGATTTACTACCATGACCAGAGAAAAAATCATCATCACTTCAGGTGATTTTGATCCTCTTACTATTAAGGAATTACGGTTTCTTAAAAAGTGTCGCAAAAAAGGTGATTGGTTAATAGTCGGTGTTCATTCTGATATGCATGTGTTTATGACAACAAATGGAATTTATACAGGTCATAAAGACCGTGTTGAAATTTTACAAAATATAAATTGTGTTGATGAAATTCTTAATTTCAATGATGCAGATGGAACAGTCTGTAATCTTTTGAAATTGGTGAAGCTGTGTTATCCTCAAGCAGATATCACCTATATTTCCGACCGTGATATGCATAATACGCCGGAAACAAAAATTAGAGGTATTACTTTCGAAGTGTTAAAATAAGGAGCAATGGTGTCAAAATTTGTGGCAAAGTTTCGCAAAGAAAACGATTATAGTGATGATTATAATTTTTCAAAAAAGAGAAAACGTGGAAATCGACATGATCCTGTAAAAAGGATGATTAAACAAGGATATGATGAATTGTTACAGGATTTCGGTGACGATTACCAACCATCCAGAAAAAAAATGAAACGAATTTACTAATTTACCTAATGTTGTAGGAAAACAACAATAAACTTGCCTTATTACTCCAATGTGATATAATACATTTATACGTTGGAGATTATATTATGATAATTTATGCTAATATTCGCAAAAGTAAGGTAAAACTCAAACCTAAGCAGGAGCGTGAGGAATACTCTGCTTGGCTCGAAAAACATCAAACCCCTATTGTTTCAAAGCGTAAACAATTCAATCTATCTTCATATAAATTATCTCCAGCGCCAGGTCGTGAAACTGTGCGATATCCATCATTAAATACAGGTGAAGGTTTAGCAACAAAATCAGCACCAAAGGTTTATACAGGTACAAAAGTGCTCGGAATTGCAACTATGCACAAATCTAACGCTGTTCCTGTGTTTAATAGCGAAGAAGCTGTTGAAATTTCGAGTATGAGGCGCTAAAATGGAACGAAAAATCAATTTTGTCGTAAAATTACAACGACCTGTCTGCCGGACACCAATAAAACCTTTACAAAAGCACAAAATTGTAGTAAAATACATAAGAAGACCAAAACACATTAAACAAGGACTAGAAAATGATTGAATTAGCTGAAGAAAATAACGAAAAAAATGAAAATTACAACTTTACCGATTTGAATGAAGTAATTCGTAAGTGGGCTGCATTGACTGGACATGAAAATGACCAAGAATGGTATGTAAAAATGAAAGAAATGTATGAGTAAACCTTATTTTATAGATTTGATTGATGCAGATGACGGAACAGGCGATTCAATTTTACAATTTCCTGATGAATTACTTGCTGAAACAGGATGGAAAGAAGGTACCGTGTTGAATATGAGAGTAGAATCTTCTCCAGCAGGTAATGTTATTATTGTAACTGAGAAAAAAGATGTTTGAAAGTAAATCGTTATTGGCCAAACTAATGGCAACAGAGAATTTAACCATTGAACAACGTAAAGTCAGTACGGCTAGTTTCAATGTTAAAGAACGAATTCTCACTATTCCAATTTTAGATAATAACATTTCCGCACCTGTTATGGATTTGTTTTTTGGCCATGAAACTGGACATGCTCTGTATACACCATTAGAAGGTTTGATGGCTGCCAGAGAAAAGAAGTTGATTCAATCGATTCTTAATGTGGTTGAAGATTCACGCATTGAACGTAAAATTCAAACAAAATATCCAGGTCTTAAAAACTCTTTTGTGAAAGCATATAATGAATTGGTCGAAAAAGATTTCTTTGGTACAAAAGATAAAAATGTTAATGCATTTAACTTTATTGACCGTGTTAATCTCCATTGTAAAGGTGGTGCAACTCTTGCTATTAAGTTTACTGATGTTGAACGCCGGCTTTTACAAGATGTGGAATCTACTGAAACATGGGAAGATGTGGAAGAAGTAACTAGACGCATTATTGATTTTATGAAAGCTCAACAGGAAGAAGAAAAGCTCCGAAGAAAAGCCAAAGGTCAAGATGATGATGATGAAGAAGAATCGGAAGAAATTGAATTAGAAGAAGGTGATGAACCTGATGAAGATGGCTTTGGTGAAAATGAAACCGAAGAATCCGAAGAAGGTGATGCTGAAGAAGGTGAAGAAGGTGAAGAAGGTGATGCCAAATTACCTGGAACAGAACCTGGTGACCAAGAAATTCGTTCACACACAGATGATGCATATCGTGCAAATGAAAGTAAATTATTTTCCACAGAGAATATGCACTTCATGTATATGAATATTCCTAAATTTGATATTCAAAAAGGTATTTGGGATTATAAATCATTATATCAACAATATGTGGAAGAAAACAATACAGTTGATAAAATAGAATTCAGCAAATTCCGCCGTGAATCCAGTAAAGTAGTTTCTTATCTTGTCAAAGAATTTGAATTACGTAAGAATGCTGACCAGATGAAACGTGCCAGTATTTCTAAAACTGGCGACTTGAATCTAAACAAAATATTTTCATATCAATTTAGTGAAGATATCTTTAAAAAGATGACGGTGGTTCCTGGTGGTAAATCACACGGTCTAGTCATGTACTTAGATTGGTCCGGTTCTATGGCACAACATATTGCTAATACACTTAAACAGTTATTCAATTTGACAATGTTCTGTAAAAAAGTTAATATTCCATTTGAAGTATATGCTTTCATGGATGGAACTGACTCAAGCCGTATATACAGGATTGAAGCTAAACAAGGCGATGTAAAAACAGACGATATCTGTTTATTGAATATTCTATCAAGTAGAATGTCTGCTTCTGAATTTATGACTGCTGGTGGTGCTTTGTTCCATATGGCAGGTCTTGGTTCTTATCGTTTTCCTGGTCGTTGTCCACATTGGTTCAGAATGGGTGGCACACCGTTGAATGAAGCAGTAATCTCTGCCATGGAAATTGTTCCTTATTTTCAAAAGAAGAATAAACTACAAATTGTCAACACCGTATTCTTAACAGATGGTGATGGTAGTTATTTGAATTCTGTTTATTCTAGTGATACTGGTTATACCGATTCTTTTAGAGAACAGAAACCAAAAGGTGCTGCATCACGAATTGTTTTCCGTGATCCAAAAACAAAGCACGAACAATCATATAATGATGATTATAGAAATTACAGTTCACTCCGTATGGAACAAACTTCCACTCTGATTAAATTATTAAAGTTACGAACAAATTCACATGTAATTGGTTTCTTTGTTGGTGGTGCCAGAGATATTCGTAACCGTCTAGGTGATTTCTATCCTGGTGCCAGTTTCTATGACATTGAAAAGAAAAAAGAAGAATTCAGAAAATCAAAATTCTTGGTTGTTAATGCAACTGGCTTCGATGAATATTATATTCTACGGTCAAAAGGCCTAGATACTGACGAAGATGTAGAATTTGAAGTTAAAGAAAATGCAACTACCCGTGGCCTTGTTTCCGCTTTTAACAAGTATGCTGGTGGTCGTATTAACAATCGTGTTATCTTAAATAGATTTATTGGATTAATATCCTAAAGGAGAAGAAATGAACTTATATTCTGAATTCCGTAATGGAAATAGAAAAGCTATTGTCGAAAAGGATATGGCGTTAGGCCGAGGCAATATGATGGCGAGATGGTATGTAACAATGTATATTGAAGGCAAAACCATTCAGAAAACCTCAACTATGTCCGAAACTGAAGCAGCACTACTTGCTGAAGACTTTGTACATATGGGTTCAACAGGTGTACCCACACTATTGAATGAGAATATTTCTAATGGATAATCAGATTAAAGAAGTGTTCTGTATTGCACAAGAAGAATGTGCAGAAGTAACACAGGCTATTTCTAAAGTATTTCGTTTTGGAATGAACTCGGAACACAAAGGTCATTCCAACAAAGACCGACTTGAAGAGGAAGTTGGTGATTTACTTTGTATGGTTGATATTATGATAGAGAAGTGTATTATCTCTGATTCTAATGTAAATGCTGCCAGAAAGGCCAAACGTGAGAAACTAAAGACCTGGTCTGGTATTGAAGGACTTTAGACCATTTGATTGAAGAAATTCGAATTTCTCTGGTGATATTCACGGGCTAATCGTTCTACATCACCATTACTTTGTGGATTACGGGATAAAATATACATTTCCAATTCAGCCATTTGTAATGACTTACGGAATTTGGTAATAGAGTTGAATAGTTTTTTTAGCATGTTAAGTTCCTTATGAGTATTAACGTTATTAGTGTTTATACTAATATATATGTAATTTTTATGTGACAGGATGATGAAATGAGAGCAGACTCTATTTTTCACCGATTAATGGTGAAACTAGGAAGGTACCGACTAATACCTGACCGTTCTACTGGTGCAGACTATATGCACCGTTATTACCTTTTTCTAAAAGACAGAAAATGGTTTCCGTTCAATATAACACTCCATGAAATTTTAAGGTCAGATGAGCCAGTATTCCATGACCATCCTTGGCCATATATGACAATCATATTAAAAGGTGGTTACTACGAACACACACCTGTATTTGATAAAAGTGGTAAACTTATCGCTGATGTATCAAAATGGCGTGGTACAGGTTCAATTATTTGTAGAAAATCAGGAGAATATCATTGGCTTGAACTACATAGTAATGAACCAACTACATCCTTATTTTTCATGGGTCCTCAATTCAAAGAGTGGGGTTTCTGGAAAGGTAAATGGGTAAACAATACTGAATATTTAAAATCAAAATGACTGACCAAGAAGCTTTAAACATGTACGAAGAAATGAAAAAGGTTTATGGAAATTCTCTGCCTCATCCAGACAATCATCCTATTCTCTTTGCTTATTATGTGAAACTATACAAATACTATCACCAAGTGACACCAGCATGAAATACTATACAAAACCTGTACCATCCGATATGGCCATTCTATATGAAACATATACGACCAAAGATATTCTAGATGAATACTTTATAGATTGGGTGAAATTGATGGGTCAGACAAACCGACCTATTATAGAAGATGCCTGTATAGATGATTGGGTTATAATGAACCATGCTTGGGAGTCCGACTCTGATGGTCATCATGTTTTCACCCTAAGCGCTTCCGGAGTTTCCGAGTGGTGCTAGAACTCTTGAAACACAAAACGAATGATAGACAATAAACCAACAATCGGTTTATTTGTACATGACCCCGAATGTTCACAAGAATGTTCCAATGGTATCTTTATATCACTTTCAAAAGAATACGATTTTCGAACCTTTACAATACACGACAATCTTGACCTAGTCCTTTCCGAAGTAGACTTACTGGCTTTTCCAGGTGGTATCGGAGACTCAGACAAATACTTTGAACTCTTCCACCGAAGAGGTGCCAATAAGATTGCCTCCTTTATAGACCGAGGTGGTAAGTATCTTGGTATCTGTATGGGCGCTTATTGGGCTGGTAACCATTACTTTGATATACTGAATGGTATCGAATGTACTCAATACATCAAACAAAAAACTGCTGATATCAAAAGGTCATACGGTACAGTCGCCAAAGTAACCTGGAATAACCAGGATGAAAGAATGTTCTTCTATGACGGAACAACCTTCTCTGG